CATCTGCAGTAGGATATGTTCTTTTAGCTGTGTTCGCTGTAATTTCAGCAGCTTGAGCAGTCGTTATTCCTACCTTAGCTGTATTTAAAGCAACTGCTGTTTTTAATCCATACTTAGCATCAGACTCTGTTTTTGTATAAGCATCAACTCCTGATGGTAATGTAGCCCATATAGCCACACCACTTGCTGAGTATTTTAAGTACTGATTAGCAGCTCCACCTGTAGGAACATGAATATTTCCTGCAGTAGTAGGATGAACATATTTATTTGCACCTACTGCTACACCTGCAAGTTTAGTCTCATCTGCAGTAGGATATGTTCTTTTAGCTGTGTTCGCTGTAATTTCAGCAGCTTGAGCAGTCGTTATTCCTACCTTAGCTGTATTTAAAGCAACTGCTGTTTTTAATCCATACTTAGCATCAGACTCTGTTTTTGTATAAGCATCAACCTGTGCAGGAAGAGCGAACCAACTTCTTACACCTGCATCTGTTGAAATAAGTACATATCCACTAGCTGCAGGATTTCCTAAACTATTCTCTTTAGAGTTCCATGTTGTTCTCTCTGAATCTGTTATGAATCTATGTGAACTATCTTGAGTTATCATAGTTGCAGGATGAGATGATGGATGAACATATTTATTTGCACCTACTGCTACACCTGCAAGTTTAGTCTCATCTGCAGTAGGATATGTTCTTTTAGCTGTGTTCGCTGTAATTTCAGCAGCTTGAGCAGTCGTTATTCCTACCTTAGCTGTATTTAAAGCAACTGCTGCCTGTATAGCAGTATCATCATATAGTGTATCTGTAAACTTAGCATTAGCAGGAACATCAGTAAGCACTCTTGAATTATTTACTTTAGTTCCGAACTGTGTCTGCAAATCTGTTTGATGCTGTATATCACCCGTAATACTACCCCAAAGAGCACCTGATGTGGTAAACTTTACATAAACTGCAGTTGTATCATCCCATCTGAACATATTGCCTGTATCTTCTGCCACATATATCTTAGCAGCTTCACCTACAGGTGGAAAGTCTGCACGAGTAGGATATGTTAATATCTCCTCTGAATTACACCAATCATAAGTCGCTCTATCTAAGTTCCCTCTTCCTGTGCTACAACCTGACATATTATACTCCTACCATTCACGAATTAAGAAATCAGGATACGTAGCAATTCCCTGTGCTATTATCTCGACTTCTTTATTCGCATCTAGTGGTGTATTTAACATCACATTTTGACCATCTGTAGCCACAAAATCAACTACAGGAACAAGCTTAATTCCCTCTACATAAACATCAACTAAACCTACATTGTAGTGCTGAGTGAAAGTAGTTTGTCCCTGTGTTGAAACATAGTTATAATCTTCTCTTAGACCTTGAATAACACTTGTTGCAGCATCAGTTGCAGTCTTAGCAGAACCCATAGCTTGAAACTCATACCACTTAGCACTAAATACATTAGCCTGAGGTGTAACCGTATATGTTCCATCTTTATTAGATGTGTATAGTTTTACAAACTCATTACTCCCACCTGCACCATCCACAAACTCTGTAGCTATAGACAACGAGGTAAGTCTAGCAGCTTCCGAATCCCATGCTGCTTCTATAGCAAGTTTGAGTTGGTCTGATAGATTACTATCATTTTCAAGGGCATTTCCTGCAGAATTCCACTTAATGTAAGCATCAGGGTATGGAGCAGGTAATGTTCCATCTATTCCTTGAGAAGAATCAGGAACTCTTACTGCTTTTCCGAGTGCTGATAAAGTATCTCCTATTAGATATGTTTGATAGTTTTGGTCTAAGTTTAAAACATCAGATGATAAATCACCATTATGGGTATATTCCACATCTCTTAGTGCTGCAAGTCTCCTGATGAAAGTAAGCTTATCTCCTGCAGCAGCAGGTGTTGAAAGTGTCAAAGTACCACCATTATCTCCATTTATGACAACACTATAGTGTGTCCCTAAAACTAACAAATCATTAGTATCATCAGGAACATCACCATTTGGAGTAAGCCAAACAACCAAGTCTGTATCTGCATAGACCTTAAACACAAAAGTAAAGTCTGTCTGTCCATTAAGAGCAGTATATTCTGCTCTACCCTCTGCTGTATTAAAACTCATTTATTCCCCTTTTTGAAAGTCAAGCTCATCATAAGCCTGACTTGTTCTTAGTTTTAATCCCTTATAAAGAGACTCCATATCTTCACCTGTTTTCTTTGCAAGTGAGTCTGCATACTGTCTGTTTTTTCTCTCTTGAACTCTCTCAAATAGATCTTTATTTTCACCATAAAGCTTCAGTTTTCCAAGCTTATCAAAAGTAGATGTAAGACTTCTCATAAGATCATACTTCTGATCATCTGTAGCCATCTGGTACTCTTCAGCTTTGATGAGCTTACCCATCTGCTCAGTAAATGTAGTGTCACCATGTCGTGTATTTCTTGAGTACTTCACGAGATCGTGATACTCTTGAGCTGAAAGTCTTACACTCTCTATGACATTTTGAGGAAGTGCTATAGGATTTTTGTTTATAGCAAGGCCAAGTCTAGCACCCTCATCTAGTATGAGGTTATTTCTCTCACCTACTACAGGAAGAGGATTTAAAACATTATCATACTTTACAGGTAAACCTAAAGAGTCTAATCTGTTTGGAAGTGACTGAGAGTAGTAAGGCATATTTGCTTGCATCTCTGTGAGGATGCTGTCTGTTAATTTCTTACTATCATCAAACATTCTAGTCACATCTCTTCTTAATCCTGAGTATGGTACATTTGCATTTGCTGCTCTTTTGATGTAGCTCTGAACTCTAGCAGGAGTAGGATCGCTCAAAAGATCCATAGCATCCTGAAGTCCTGTCATAAAAGAACGATCAAGAGTTGCATTACTTACTGCAGTTATAAGAGCTGCACTAAGCATCTCTCCTTGTTTCTCCTCACTTACCCCTGCCCCATACTGTAAACGAGTCGTATCAGCAAAATCTGCTACTGTTCCAAAGATATATGCAAGAGGCTCAAGTCTTTTTATAGAGTAGTAAGTTGCTTTACCATTTTCATCTATAGCTCTTATGCTATAAGGCCTCCATCCAGACTGCTCTTGAGCCTGTCTAACTTTAGGGTTGTTTGATCCACCACCTGTTATGACTCCATTATATGCTGCAGTAGCTGCTATGAGAACTGCTGAAGATCCTGTGATCATTCTGGCCTTTGCCATCTGAGCACGAGCACCACCTGCTGCTATGTCATTTCTGTATTTGTCTGTAAGCATACCAAGAGGAGTTCTCTCTAAAAATCCCTGCTTGAGTAAGTTTGCAGGAGTCTTAACGAATGGCATAAAGTACTGAGTGAAAGGGTTTGATCCTGCAGCCTTTTGTATGTTCTGCCCCCAATCACCAAGAGGAGTCTGAAAAGTTACATGAAGTGCACTATCATTTGCCTCTTGTATCATCTCCTCTGTAGGGTTTTGCATAAGCTCACTGAGTCTACTAAGTGTCTCTTCTTGACTCCACTTGTTAGCCTGCCCCTCAGCATTTGCTTGTCTATAAGCTACTGCTGCAAGAGACTGTCTCTCAGCTATAACTTTCATAAAACCATCAACACCACCCATAAGTCTTTCAGTTGGTGCTCTGATCACATGACCGATACCATCCACAAAAGTTCCTGTAGCACCTTTGATGCCTAAGTACTCTGCAGATATATAGGCACGACCATTATTTTCTAGCTTACTTACACCACCATAAGCCTCAGCAGTTTTCATAACCTGCCACATAGTAGCAAAACCATCCTGTGCACCATTTACAAGGCCAAAGAGTCCTGCTTTCCACTCATCTTTATCTACTCTCATCGCTACATCATCTATGTGAGTTCCAAGTCTAGCAGCAAGTGCTGTATCTATAGACTTCATACCGATCATCATAGCTGATCCTGTAGTGTTTATGATGTGAGTCTTTACTCCAGATAGTATAGAGTTTACAAAGTTCTCTATAAACACATTTCCCATCTTTCTCATGAGAGAGTCCTGAGCATCCACAAGGCCATGAACTGCTTTGTTATTTGGTGCTGCTGCGATCTGCTCTGCTGCTTGTTTTATGTCAAGTCCACCATGAACTTTCTGTAGCATCTCTTGAACATGATCAGCCTGTGCATCTCCACTTCCTGTAGGAAGTCCATAAGCTCTAAGAGCACGACCAACATTTGCTCTTTTGGCCATAAACTGCCCCATGAACTGTTGATGAAAAGCATACTGTTTTTTAAATGCAAGCTGCTGATCTGGAGTAGCCTTTCCAGAAGTAACCAAAACAGATAGATCATGTAGATAAGATGCTGAGTTGTTAAGAACTTGTCGTGCTGCTAAGATATTCTCTGGAGAAACAAACTGAGAGTCTGGTGCACCAAGAAACTCCATCACAAAGTCTGGATCAGTTCCAAGATCTTCAGCAAGCTTTATGATCTCTTCATCTCTTCTTATTCCACCACGAGCCTCCATGATCTGATCACTCATATCTTCAGATACTTTAGCTATAAGTCCATTTACATCATCTTCATTCTCAAGCTGAGAGAAGTTTGTCTGCCAAATATCATCAGTCTTAAAGTTCTCTAATTTTTGCCCTGTAAGTCCTGCAGCATCTTCAAGTTTTATCTCTTCAAAACCCTTAGTAGCATCTATCTTTTTCGATGCAGTATCACCTGTATAAAAAACCTTTTTAGGCTTTGCTTCATGTTTTAAAACCTTGAGTAAACTTCTTGAAGCCCATGCTGAGATCTTACCTGCAAACTGTTCATCTGGAAGTGGAGGGATGTTTTCTGTAGCATTATCCATTCCCTCTTCAAGAGCTGCTACATCCATCTGCTGTCGTGTAGCATTTTCATCATAATCATCCATGATCTCAATTTGAGCACCTGTACCATTTTGAGAGTAAGTACTCATCATAGCATTTGCAGGATCTTCAGGAGTTCCTGCATCTTCTGGTTCTGTCTGCTGAGGAGACTTTGCAACTTCTATTACAGGTGTATTTACACCATCTATAACCTCTGTGTTATTCATTACTATCTCCCTCTAAGTTAGCTCCGTTTGCTCCAACAAGTGCAGCTCCACCAACTCCATACATCTGTATCTTAGCATCTTTTAGTTTTGCTTTGAGTTTATCAGTTAGATCTATCTTCCAATACCACTCACTACCATTAGACTTATCATTAAAATACTCAAGATCTTCAGCTTTCTTTCCATCCCAAAATACTTTAGCACCTGTAACAGGCTCACCATCTTCAAATCTAGCCATGTAAGGAGTCTCACCTGTAGCTTTTTGAATAATTCGTGGCATCTCTTTATCGTAGGCTTGACTCATCCCTGTTGTTGTAGATATGCTACTGCCATTTTGAATATGACCATTTATCCAACCAAAGAAACTTTTACCATCTTTGATACTTTTTGTGACATTATCAAGTAATACAAGTTTCTCATACTGAGTTCTATTTTCCATAGGAGGTGAAGCAAGATCAGCTCCACTCTCATTTATATACTCATCAAGTTTTGATATTTGATCATGGTATTCTCTCATTTTAAAATCATGATCTTTCATCTTGTCCGAATAAGGCTTATACTCTCTCTCTGCAGCAACAACTGCATCATCAACTTTCCAAGCATTTTTCAGCTCATCCGATCTATCTGCTGCATCAACCTCTTTTCTGTGGAGATCTATCATCTCCTCAGCTACATCAGCATCTTTTACTTCTTCATTTCTTATTTTTGATCTTAAAACAGATCTTGCATTTGCTGCAGCATCTTCTTCTTTTTTAAGCTTATCAATCTCAGGCTGCACTTTATCAAGATAATCTTTTTTGGCTTTAAATATTTTATCTCTTATCACTGCTTGTTCTTCACGAGTAGTTGCTACAGACTCATCAAGTTTTGTAGCCTGTTTTGATAGATCATCTATTTTTATTTGAGCTGCAGCTTTTTCTTCTTCAGTTGGAATATGTACTCCACCACCCTGAGATCTCCAATCCTGCTCCCACTGACTCTGTACTTCTTCAAGCACATCGCCCTCAGATCCATCAGGAGCTTTACGAGTTTTAATCCTTGCATGAACTTGAACATTATCCTGTCCGTACTCCATACTATTTCCATAATCTTCACCAAGATGAGGCTCTTGATGAAGTGGTTTATCTGATACAAAATCTTCCATCTGATAGACTTCCATTCTATAATCTTGACCACCATCTATAGTATAGTTTTCAAATGAGTTGGAGTCTCCACGACCTCCCATATCTGCTTCATAATCATCATACATATTATTCATTACATGATCTACTGCATCTTCAACATCATCAAATACTCTTCCATCTTCAGCTTCATAAACCCGCTTAGAAACATACTGATCATAGAACGATCCATCATCCATAGCTAAATCAAATGCAGCCTCTCGTATCTCGTTCTCATCAAAATCAGGATGATCCTCTCTTGCATTAACTATAAAATCATCAGCATAGTTATCAAGGAACTCCTCTTTAGCACCTGACCAATCCATTCCATCAGCATAATCATCATTAACATCTACATATACATCATCATCATAAGTAAAACCTACTTCACCTGTTTGACCTGTAGCATCATCTTGAAGTTTTATACCATAACCCTGCTCACCTGTAGATACTTCTTCGCCATCGTATCTTGAAACATAGTCACTCTCCCACTCATCACGACTTAGCTGTGATCCTGTGAAGTCCTCTTGAGTATAAACTCTCTTTTGGATCTTATCAGGTCTGCCATATCTTGAATAAATATCTTTAAGCCCCCCACCTGTTACATAAGTTCCTCCGTATCTATAGCCTAACTCCTTAGAGATCCCTGAGGCATCTATTTCACTCTTCTTGACTCCTGCCTTGACTAATGCCTCTATCGCAGCTTTAGGGCTTGCATACTTAGCATCATCAGCTATATTATTTACCTCATGCTCAAGCTTAGAGTAGAACTGCTCATTAAACTCTTCTTGCTGAGTGATTATCTTCTGAGCTTTAGGAGTTTTTTTCTTTTCTTTTGTGGGGTTAATAGTCTTGAGTGCTGCTATGATCTCCTGTTTCTTTTCAGGATCTGCATATCGCATCATGGCATTAAGTTTTTTCTGTTTGGTTTTTAAGTTGTCACTGCCTCCTGCAACATCTGCAGGAGTAGCTTCACTCATTTTTGGTGCAGGTAAAAGTTTCTTATCCTGTGGTGCTACTTTGTTGTAGTACTTGTTTTGGATGTCTTTGACTCTGCTCCGTAGATCTTCTTTCCTACGAAAGTTCTCTCCCCTATCGTTGAGCTGTCTGCTATCGGCTTGTCCTGTTGTTCCTGTGGTGTTCTCATTCTGAGTCCGTATTTCTTGTCTTGCATTTTTTAGTTCCTCCCAATTTGGAATAGCTAACTGACCATCAATATCTGCAATATCAATGTCTCTGTTAAGCTTCATGTCTGACATTATAGCATCAACTTTATTAACTAACTCTGATCCTTTACTTGCATTGTCTGATATACCAAGTACTTTAAAGCCATCACCTGTAGCCACAATAGCATAATCATCACCCATTTTATTTGCTATGTTTATCATCTCATCATCAGTTATAGCACCGCCTGAAACTACAAAACCATTTACATCATCAGGTACTGATCCATCAGGCATATTTTGTCTCATAGTTACAGTGTTATATCCTATGGCATCCTGCTCTAAAACCTCTGCAAGTTCCATAGCTGTGTTATGGATCTTTGCTTTATACTCAGGAGTTGCACCACCTTTAGGGATCTTGATCTCGTACTGAGTAGATGGATTAACTCCACCCTCCCATAGTCCTGAAGTGTCTGATTTATTTACAACCTCAAGGCCATTATCAGCTATGATCTCATCAGCTATAGGTTTGATCTCAGCATGGTACTCAGCTTTAAGATCAGGGTTATTATCTAAGTGAGTTTTAAAGTCTGATCCTGTAGTCTGTGCACCTGTAATACTCTCTACTGACATATTAGTTGTTTTAGGTTTTGCTCTCTTTGAGAACGATGTTAAATTCTCAGCTATATCTGCATCTGATACAGGAGTCCACTCATTAAGATCTACACCTGTTGTAGCATCTTGACCAAGAAACTTAGCATTTGCCTCTTCTTGATTTTTGAGCACCTGTAGCCCTGCACCTGTAGGTATTCTCTCAGTAGTGTTATTTGGTACTACTCCAAGCTTTGCAGGATCTGTAAAATCTCCTGTAGCAGCTCTCACTAAAACATCTGTAGCAGCTATGTTAAAATCTTCTGCAGCTTGTTTAGCATCTACAGGTATTCCCATATCTTCAAGGATCTTTATCTGTGTTCTAAATGCTACATCTTCCCACTCTAAGGCTCTCTGAGCTTCAGCAAGCGAAAGGCCTTTATATGTCTTTGGATCATTTGGATCATAAGGATTTTTTCTGTCAAATGTAAGTGCACCAAATCTTCGTGAGTCACCATACTTCTGCTGCATGAAGTGCTCAGTTAAAGCATGAGATAGTTCGTGCACCTGTCTCCATGCTTTTGTGTACTCTGGATCAGCAAAACTTCCATGAGTATCATAAGGATCATATACCCATATATTACCATCTTGATACCCTTGCTTAGTAAGTGCCTGTCTGTTCTTAGGTGCTTTTTCAATTACAGTAGTTCCTACAGTTTTTCCTATGCTCTCAGGATCTGCTGAGAAGTACTTAAAATTAAAACCATACTGAGCTGCTACATCTTCCACGAGCTGAGGATTTTTCTGTAGCTTTTCAAGCATCATAGGCTGCAGCATACTCTCTGTATTTTCACCTATAACTCTCTCAAAAGTCTTATCAAACATAGTTGCTGCTACTTCATCAAAGGCATCTTTATTTCCCTCTGAAGCAAGCTTAACTGTTGCAGGATCTATCGCCTCAAGATCAACTGCTCCAAGCCCTCTCTCTCTCTCGTGGTACTCATCAAGAGCATTTATGTCTTGAAGCACTGACTGAGCATCTTCATCTCCTGCAGCAGCATCCTGTCTCACAAGTCTCTTATCTACAGTGCCCTCTTTTGAGATCCACTTCTGCATCTTCTCACCTGCATACTCAAATGCCTCTGGAAGATACTTACCTGCAAGTGCACCAAAACCTGTGCCTATAGCAACATTAGTTCCAACTGCTGTAGCATCATAACCTTGACCACCCATCTCACTTATTCTCTGCTTTCCATGCTCAAATGCACCACCATAAGCACCACCCTCTATAGCTCCTGCACCTGCATTTGAAAATGCTACTCTCTTGAGTGTTTCAAACATAGTCTTTTTAGCAGCCATTTTAGCAGCCTCTTTACCTGCAAAACCCCAACCAAGAGTAGAGATCCCAACATAAGTAGTTACATCTGTTCCCATATAGGCCATAGCTTCACCAAGTCCACTCATAGTCCACTCTTTAGCCTCAAACATCTCCATCATATATAAAGCACTCTGAGCCTCCTCAGGAGACATTTGATCTACTTGATCTACAAAACCATACAAGTTCTCTTTTGATGGATTATAGAGCACATTGTCTACCTTTCGCATAAGGTCTATGCCATACTGAGTAGCCTCTTCATCAGTTCCTGTAAAATCCTCACCTCTCATAGATCTATACATCTTCTTTGAAGCATAACCAAAAGTCTCATCTTTAAGCAGATCTTCTTCTTTTACATCTTCTATGTTAGAGCTTATAGCAAGTGACATATTTGCAGTCATTTGATCTTCATCATACTGATACTCAAGAGGAAGTGTAGCTGCTGAAACAACTTCTCTAGTTACAGTGTTATCCTCAGATACTACTGTTCCCTCTTGATCATAAGTACTTAACATCGCATCTGGAGAGTTCCCCATCTTTGGAGAAGATTTTGGAGATCCTCCAGATGGAGACTTTGCAACTTCTATTACAGGTGTTACGACACCATCTACTACTTCTGTTTGCATTATTTACTCCATTCTACTGTGTTAAATTTTATATCACCTGTCTCACCAAAACGATCTGCAAACTCAGCCAAACCTTTGATGTAGTAAGCTGACTTTGTTTTTCCTACCTGTCTCTGATAAGACTCTATTCTGCCCTGTAGTGCCTCTCTTCTTTTTGTTTGAACAACATCAGAAACACTTTTGTTTTTCTCTAAGGCCTCAGCATCAGCAAGATCTATAGATGCCTGTGCATAGTGCATAGCATAAGACTCTCTCTTTGCAGGATCAAGCTCTTCCATCTCAAATATAAACGACTGATAAGCTTTAGCATAAGCTTTGAGATCTTTCTCTTTCGTGAGTCCTGCAAGCATACCTGCTTGAGCTATCTTATACTGATTTCTAAGCATCTCTATAGCTGCACGACCTTGAACAGTAGAAGTCCATTTGCCCTCATCAGATGCCTGATAAGTTCTAAGCTGCTTGATGTACTTCATCTTATCTTCATTAGTCATAGGCTGTATGCTCATAATGTCTTGAACACTTAGAGATGCCATATTTTGAACAACTCTAAGTTCTACACTTGTATCTGTAAATGGAGCACCTTTATCAAAAACTTTTTTAGAGTATGTCTTATGTTCTGCAGGAGTTATGAGTCCACTACTAAGTGCAGTATCTACATCTTGAGATGTAAGTGCACCTGTAAGCCATGCCTCATCCATATCTTCTTTTAAAGCTATAGATTTTCTCTCTTTATCTGCCTCTTCTCTTTTGATCTGATCATCTTCAAAACCATGTTTCTTCGAGAGTGTAGAGTACATATCGTCTATCATCTCATTGATCTCAGTTGGAGTAGCATCTTTAAAGTTTGGACTCTTCTTAGCTTTTTCTCTAAAAGTACTTATGTATTCAGCACCCTCACCTGCAGCCATCTTGTTTCCAAACTCATTTTTAACGACTGCTTTTCTTACTCTTTTTCCAAGTATCTTCCACTTTGTCTCTATACCTTTTACACCTATCTGCTGAGTGTTATACATAGATCCAAGTGTAGCTCTCATACTTGAGACTGTAGCACCTATAGCATCCTGATTTCCACTTACCATAGCAGATATATATTCATCTTCTAAAAGTACCAAGGCCTCTTCATTCTCTTTGATCTGGATGTTTCTCTGAGCTGTAACGAACTCAGCAGTGATCTTTGCATAAGCTGCATCACCATACTGCTGTGCTGTGTCACTTACTACTGCATCGACATATCCATTTTGATCAACATCTAATGCAGCTTTTTTGTAAGTAGATTTCTGAGCATCCCAATCTTTTATGAAACCCTCTGGAGAGTACTTATTTTTAGCGGCTATTCTGCTTACATTTTGTTTAATGTTTGTAGTAGTATCTGAGATGTATGCAGTCTTAGCAGCACCATCATAGGCCATCCCATAGATCGTTCCCTCTTCACTCAAAGAGAAGTCTCCATTTGTGACATCTACGACTGCCTGCTCTTTAGCATTTTGGATCATCTTTTGTGTTCCAAGCTGCACTGCTTTACCACTAAACTGATTTAATCTTTCAAGAAGTGGGAGTGTGCTTTGCACTGCAGTGTTTACAGTTTGTGCTGCAGCTTGCTGAGATGTTGAGTCAAACTGAGGTGCAGTCATAGCACCTGTTGTAGTTCTGCCCTGTTGATTTAGTTGCATACTATCCCCTTACTTCATCATAGAGTAAGATCCTGCAGCACTTGCTACACCACCTACTGCACCAAATATTCCATTCATCATAGCTGCATCTGCTGCTATCTCTGCCTGTTTTGCTTTACTTCTCGCTGAAGATGCACCACTACGAGCAGATATATTTCGCATTTTACCCTCTCTTCTCATGAGGCTTGCATCCTGTTCTGCAGCATATCTGTTTGCATCTGAGATAGTTGTGTTCTCACCTGTCTTACCCATAGCAGTCATGATCGCTACATTTGCAGACTCGCTCTGGTTATACTGCTCCATACGAACATTAGCTCCTGCTTCAGCATTTAAAAGCTCTTGTTCCGCTTGTATATCCATAGCCTCTGCACTCATCCCATATCCACCTGCTATAAGTTGCTGAGATGTTTGAGTTCCAAAACCTTGAACAAGAGATGCACCTGCTTGAGTAATTCCTTGACCAACTAGCCCATAGTAAGCATAGTTATTTAATGCCTGATCTGCCATAGCAAACTCCTTAGTATTTTATTTCTGTTTCGATCTGAAGTAGAGTGAAAGGCATAGGAATATCCTGTGTGATCTCTACACTGTTATGATAAGCATACCCTAAAAGATATACTTTTTTTACACCTGTATAAGGAACAAGTTGTCTACTAAAATCCATAATGAACTTTCGATCATTTACAGTATAGTTTTCAACCTTAATCCCAAGTGTTTTGTAAACATTTAGTTTAACACTAACAAGTCTTTTTTTCTCATTAAAGATCTGTCCTGCAGTAGTTGAAACATTTAAATTTACTGTTCTTACTCGTACTGTAAACCCAAAACCTGCCTCTAAAAATGAGTGGTTAGTATCAAAAGATAACTCTAACTTATTTCCATTTACTACAGGTGTATCTTCGCCCTCATAAAACAAGTTTCCTTTCTTACTGAGATCTCTATAGTTGAGAGCTGCAGATGTAGGAAGAGTCATAGTTGTATTTATGTTTGCAGATGGAACTACATATATCTCTACATGATCCTCTGGAGCTTTAATAAATGTTATACTATTAGATCCTACATCATAAGATGGCTGAGGATTAGCAAGAACATCATCAAGTAAAACCTCAAATAATCCATCTGTAGAGTTCTCAAGAGCAAATGTTCTGGTTACATAATCACCCTGAAATATATCTACTCCCTGCCCTTGTTTATAGTAGTGATCAAGCAGCACATCTTCATCACTTTTTTCTATGTAGTATTTAATGTTTCCAGATGTATCATACCCACGAGCAACTAAAACATAAAGAGTCTGATCAACCACTGTTAGATCTTTATATAGCCCCTGTGTAGTCCACTGACTCCATCCCTGTATCTGCTCAAGTCTCATAGTGTTGAGCACTGCCATAGTTCCATCTTCATTTAAAACATAAACGAGATTAGCTATATCACTTCCAGATCCCTTAGCTACTGCCATTCTTTTAACTTTTTGAGTTAAATGATCTGAGAGAAGTGAGATGTTTGGAGATACATAAGCATCCTCTTCAAGAGAGTATATAAACTGTCTCACTGCTGCCTGACTTCTATCTACAAAATAAGTAGCACCATCTATATTTACAGTGTTTGTTCTGTGTGCTCCATACCCTGTCTGTCTCTTCCATGAAGATGTAGCAGGAGTTATAGGAGATGCAGGGTTATAGTACTCACCACTCTCTGTAAATACCTGAAGTGTTCTAGTAGATGTCATAACTGTAATATCATCAAATGTACCACTTGAGATCGTGTCAAATATACCCATATCTGCTGCACCATCACCAAGATTAAAATCAAAATAATCATTTATGATAGATCCAAATACTGTAATAGGTTTTGATCGTGTTCCACCAAAGAATAAGCGGCCTTGAAAAATAGTAACTGTTTTAGGATAACCACGAGCATCCGACCATATATCCTCATAAGTGTTGTCTGCATCCATCTCTGGAACACCTGCCCCACTTACTAGCTCAATGAGTGCACCATTTATAGGTGCAGTGGTAAAAGTTATCTTACCTACATCTTTATCATACACATAAGCTGTCTCTTTAGCACCATCAACATATACTGTAAACTGTGGAACTGTATAGATGAGTATAAACTCTTTCTCAGCTCCTGTTCCTTTGAAGATCTCTTTTTTACCAAGATAATTGTTTGTGTAGTCATAGAGTGGTATGTTTTTGAAGTGTATAAAATCAATAGTCCAATCAGTCTCAGTAGCTCCACGAACAAGTTTTAAAGGTGGGAAGTCTGGATGAACTAAGATCATCGTATCAGCATACTGTGTTACATCCATCTCTCTGAGCTGACTTGCTGTGATCGCAATACTTCCACCAAATGCAGATGAAAATGCAGATGAAAATGATGAAGAAAAAAGATTTACCATATCTTCTTCATATATCAAAAGATCATCTTTGATAACATAGAATTTTGATGTATCAAACACTATGAGATACTTCTGATCTATATTAAAAACAAATGGCTCAAGTCTAGCCTCTTCAGATAAGAAGAACTCCTGAGCAGCATAGCCAAGTGAGCTATCTTTACTTCTAAGAATAGGCACTGTTCCTGCTCTTCTCTTGAGTCCACCATGAGGCATAAGAGTTATGTTCTCTCCTATATCAAGTGCATTGTAGTACTTAGCTATATCTATGCGGCCTGCAAGAGTTGGTGCTATTACACCTGTAGTAAATGAGCTTTGAACTACTTGAGATTTAGGCATCTGACTATCTCCATCTTCTTCCACCTGAACTTCCACCATTTCTCATGGCATAAGGAAGAGCAGCAGCAGCAGAAACACCTCTCATAGTATCTTCTTTTGAGTCAATGTTTTTGGCTTTTCTAAATGCTTTTTCAGCGATCCCATAATATAGATCTGCATTAGTAGCATTTTCTGTTACAGGTATAGCCCATTTACTAGCAAGATGAAACTCAAATGCTTCTCTAAACAAAGGAGGGAAAAAAGACTCATCAGGTCTATGCATATAGTCTATATCTAGCTCTTTTGAGTCTGAGTATATTTTATCGCCAACGATCTCATAGTCACTCACTCTACTAACTGTAATAACTCTTATATTATCTGTAGGAAGTTGGAACATATACTGCCATCTGTTAAGTGGTTTTTCAGTGAGTAGGTTTAGCTTCACCTGTTTTGTAGCAAAGTTCCATTTGTACCCACCAAGAATAGCAAGCAGTGTAGTCTCATAAAAACTATTCGCTACTTTAGCACCTATCCCATCATCAGAAAAGCTTGAGATCACATCATGGCCTAGTAAAACTAGAGCATTTGAACATATACTTATAGCGACTGTTGTATTCATACTAAATCCTTAATCAATTACATTTAAAACTTTGTTAAAAGCTCCATCTCTATCACAATCACAATTACACTCAAACTCTACAGTAGCTTTACAGTTACCTTTATCTCCTAAAGAGTGCAGGGTAGAACACCCCGATAAAACCAATGCAAAACCCATATAAAATATATGTCTCATTTTAATAATCTGACTTTCTATCTACTGTTATATTCAAATATTTAACTACTAATGTATCGCTAGCACTCTCACATTTAGCTTCTATTATAAGATTTATGTCCTGTTCTGTAGAGTTTTCAGATGGATAAGCATAATAAAAAATATTATCATCTGTAACATCTTTTGTCTCTTTATTCCAATAGCTCCAATTTGAACCGTTATCAGTGCTAAATCTAAACATAGCACTTCTACCTGTTGTATCATAATTAAATGTCATAGATAAACCATATTCCATAATTCCAGATGGAGCTTGATTTATATCAAGTCTAGCTACTTCTATATATGTATCTTGACTAATTGTCCTAGATGTTGGCATTTTAAAATACTCATAAAACTGCTTATTAATGTACCATTGTTCTGATATGAGAGTTTCCCCTGCAACTTGACAAGTACCATCACTCATCAAAATAAAATCTGTTAAAACATCTCCTGTCGTTTTGTCTTTCAGGTAAAGTGCAAATGTTTGTAAACTCTCTGAATATAACATCTCTACAACTAAAATACCTGCACTCTCCACTCTCATTGATGCCATATCTCCTGCGGAGTTCATCTTCATAGCAAATTCAGGATTATCTCCAACTAGCTCCATTTTTCCATCTACAGGAAAGTTCTCTGCAAGTGTAAGAACTGAATTTACTATATCTCTCATATCTTTAGCAGATATATCACCCGTAGTGTTATCAGGTAAAAGTGCTGCCATTTGTGCTCTAGTTAAATTTGCCATGAAATCACCTTAGTTTAGAATAGGTGTTGCTTCAAAACCTATGCTATTTCCAACATTTGATTTATAAAATGCTGCTAGTACTGAAGAGTTATGTGATAGTTCATATCTATTTTCATCATCACTCCAAATAAACACAAAAGTATCTATCTCTCCTGAATAAACAATCTCTATAGCATCAACATCTACAATTTTAACACCATCAAAATCCATAGCTCCTGAACCTATCTCTCCATTTACAAAAAATGATGAAACTTTTTCACCACCTACAGTTAATGGCTCAAGTGTTCCATAGCCTGCACCTGTACTAAAACCATAATTATCACCTGAATTTCCTACTTTAGAGCAGTATGAAGAACCACACCCACCTGTTCCTGACGAATGAAAACCTGCCTCTATAGTAATCTCTTTACCTGTAACACTATCTCTTATTAGTGCTGTTTCAACAAATCTTCCTGCAGGAAGAGATGTAATAGCTGTAAATGGCTCTAATAAAATATCCAAACCTGTACTATCTAACTTTATTGTCGCTGCTTCAATGAGTCTAAATGACATGGTAATCCTTTTAAAATAAACTAAAACATACCCTCCGAGCTTTTCAGCTCTTACCAAGAGGGTACTATTTAACTTACTAAGCTACTGTTACAGGTGTAACATTAGCTGCAGAAGTAACACATACATTTTCAGTAGTTGCTCCATCTGTTAAAGTGATCACTGCACCTTTGTTTAAAACAAGTGCTGCATCATTAAAAAAGCCTGAAGCTTTCATAGCTGCTACATCATCCCATGCAGTAGTACCATCTGCTTTAAGGTTTGCACCATAAACAAAAGTTCCTACACCTGTACCTGTTGCACTTGTGTTTGTAAAAGAGGGTAAGTGAAACCCTGCTGCTGTTGCTGTTTTATTTGCCATAATTTAGCTCCTTATGCTGTAATTTTATATTGAAAACGGATAACACCATCTGCATCAGCGATACAAGCACCACCCTTGAACTCACCTGTTGATAACCATGATCTTTTATCAACTGACCATTCAACTGTAGTATCAAGTTCACGACCAATAGCCTCACCAACTGCTCTACGATCCCAAGCATAAGCTGACTGAACACCTGCAGAAATAAATGGAAGTCCACCCTCTTTTCTTTTAGATCCGATCTTCTTAAACATGAAGCCCATGAACTCTGAGATCTGACCTGTTTGAAGTGCTTTAACACTTGCATAATCAGAAGAAGTTACTTTAGTCTCTTTAAGTAGGCCATTAAAACCTGCAGGAGTCATAGCAATAAATCTCTCACCCTCTGGAATTTCCATATCATCCATAAGTGTACTCATCTCGATTAAAGTATCAAGACTCATCTGCTTAGTATCATCACCAACAACAACACCACCAAGAAGATCTCCAATAGGAGCAGCAGCCATAGCATCAATAGCGATCTGATCTCTTCTACGACCTATAGCACCTTTTGTAGTTGTAGCTAGCTCATTAACTTCATCAATAAGAACTTCAGTTTTACCGAAAATATCAGTATATTCTGGAGCTTCCCAATCTGTAAGATCACACTCATTATACTTGTGACCAACACCCATAGGGATCACATCTGAAGATGGAGCACCTCTTTCATGTGCAACACCTGCACCCATTTTGTTAAAAGTTGCTTTTTCCCCTGTAACACCTGTACGAGTTCTAAAACAACCACGAAGAGCACCCATTGACTGATACTCATGTTTAGTTGCTGTATCAAATGCAGTAACTGCTACATTGTTTAAATATCTTGACATATTTATTTCCTTTGAAAGAATTTTTTTTGTTGCGGTTTTTAAGGGTGTTTGGACTCAAAGAAGTCCAAGCCAAAACCTAAGTTCTGCTTGAAACTCGCTCTGAGCCTCTTGTAAGGAGGGTGTTCGTTGCTAGTTTCGTAAAACGATAAGAAAACTATACCATAATTTAACCTAAATAAATGCTTAAACTATGATACACCATGTTGCTTGTTGTACTTTTCTATCTGAGCATATACCTGTTTAGCATACTCTGGAGATGTTTGCATGAGTGGCATACCTGCACTATCTTTTTTGTTCATAGCAGTAGATAGATCATCTTGAGATATAGGATCTTCTCCTACAAAATCACCGCTATCTGGATTAACTTTACCCTCACCAAACTTAGCTACAAGTGCCTCAAGTGCCATAACACCATCTGCAGAAGTTCCTATGTTTTGATACTGAGCTGCTAGATCCTCACCAAATATAGCTGTGAGCTTTGCATTAGTGTTATCTATTCTGATCTGTGCATCAGCACCAAGTTTACCCATCTCAGCCTCTTGATGAGCCTTAGCATTTTCAGCCTCAGCAGATCTTATAGTAGTGAGTAGTTCTGAGTAACCCTCTTGAGTGAGTCCTTGATCTTTACCCCATGATCCAAGAGCATCCATTACAGGTGAACTATAACCCTCAAAACCCTCTATCCCATCATAGTCTCCCTCTGGAGCACCTGCAAAACCTTTGAGCTTATCTTCCATAGCCTTAGCTTTTTCAGCAGTCTTAGTGTGCATAGTGACTGCCTCTTTGTAGCCTTTCTCTAACTCTTCAGGAGTTTTGTATTTACCTGCTAAAAGTTCTACACCATCACCATTCTCTCCACCCTTAATTATATGCTCACCATTATTATTAGTAGTTGGATCACCACCCTCATTATTTTCACCACCACCTGCAGCAGGAGCATCACCATCACCACCTGTAGGAGCTTCACCACCCTCTTCACTATATAGTTTACTATATAGTAATCTCTTTAAAATGTTCATTATTTTTCCTTTCTCATGTTATTTAATATCTCGTGGATTATATATGCTTGACCATGTTGAAACATGATCTCGTTTGGTGTAGAGTTTGCTGCAGGTACATGGCCTATATATTTATTTACCATGTGTTCTAACAAGGCTTGACCATTATCAGTCTCAAATACCATGCGATACAGATCAGCGATCTCTTCTTGTTTTACATTTCTTTTCTTGAGTGCTGCATCATCTATCTGCAGTCTCTCATGTAGTGGTTTGTATTTTACTTTTTCCATTTGTTCTCCTTAACTGAACATGGTGCTCTCAAAGAGGTTAAGGCTCTAAGAGAGCATAACTTTACTGAGCAGGTGCTACATTTGGCTGACTTGCATCAGTCATGGCTTGCTGACCTGCTAGTGCTGCACCCTGCATACCTGCAACTGCTTTTTCTTCCTCAGCTTTGTTTCTCATCATAGATGCAGGAAGTCCTACTCTCTGTGACACAAAATGAGGGATCTCTTCTATCTTAACCTTAGCATATGTTATCTCTTGAGGCAGCCCCTCCGTATACATCATGAACTCCTGTAGACTCAGCAGCTCTTCAGCATCCTGAACTCTAGCAGCAGGAGATGTAAACTTGATCGTGATCTCTTTACCATTTATTCTCAGTGGTGGGATCTTTCCTGCTTCAGATAAAACATGAACTATTCTAGCAAGTAGTGGCTCAAGGAACTCCGCTTGAAGTCTACCATAAGCACCATGAGCTGTCTGTTTTCTGTCATTCTCTCTCACACTCATCTCATAAGCAGTGCGAACAGGAGTCTCTTCTATATTTCCAAAAGACTGAGACTGCATAACATCTCTCACCTCACCTTGCATCTCTTTGATCTTCACATCTGTAACATTGAAGTTTGTGCCTATATCAAGAGGTCTTATAGATGGTGAGTCATTTCTATTTGACTCTACAGGTAAGATCCCAAAAGGCTCTATTCGGATGTTATCAAGAGAGAGTGCATCATCATCAGATACAGTGTAAACTCCTGCAGCATTTATACCTACAGATACATCTTCATAGTAGCTGATCTTGTTAAGCTTAAGGATCGTTCCTATGATGTTAAGAACTCTTCCATCACCAAAGGCCTGACCTGCAAGAGTAGACTCTCTAAACACAACATAAGGTGAGCTTACTCTCTCTTTATCCATAAGTGTAACACCTGAAGATGGATAGAGTAGCACATGATTATATGTTCTCGTTTTGACATTAAAAACAGTACCCTCTATGAGCTGTAAGAACTGCTCAGGGTTATCCTGTATAATCTTCTCTATGAGAGCAGTCAAGGTGGCATCAGGGTACATATCCATAATGCGATTAGCTTCGAGTTTAAATTTTCTCCATACTGTTCTGATCTTACCATCACTTGACCTTTCTGGTATTAGTTCCATCATAGGAATAGCTCTAAAATTAAGAGATGAACTGATCCCATCTCCCTCCTCAATTATAAGTGCACCTGTAGAGATCCCAAGATCTTTAAAAGCTTCATGAGTAGCAGCTAAGAAGTTTGAGTGGTGTATATGATCAAACACTACATCAGTAATATCTTCAAGCTGTCTATTTATATCTTCATGCTGCTCTTTAGGTATTTCACTTCCTGCCTCAAGCATAGCCCATGTTTTCCAAGATGGTACGATCTGAGCTTGAGTTCTGTTTGCATACTTATTTAAAGCGATCTTTGCTGTATCATCGTACACTGTAGGAGTTCTATCAAGTGTGTTAGCCTGCCCCTCATATCCATCGACCTGAGAAGATGGCATAGCATATCTATAGCACTCTTTAAGATCCTCAAGGATCATGCTCTTCTCAGACTCAGCCTTTGAAAACCTTTTGTGATATGTTCTATAATCAGCCATCATCTTCACCAGATACTACAACTTCATCAGCATCACCAAACACTGCATCAAGGATCATCTCTTCAAGTTGTGGCCGCTTAATATTTGGATTTTTCTTAACACCATTGTTAGCAGCACTGTTTAAAAGCTCCTGCCATTTAAGAGCTTTAAGATGAGCAGCAACTTCTTCACGAGTCATTGTCTCCTCTTCAAAAACATTCTCAGGCTCTTCTTCAAACATCTTCACCTGTGCAGGATTTTCTCTCTGTTCTGCTTGAGCTGTTTTTGCATTATGATTAGGCTTAGGACTGTTATCTACAGGCTTATCCATCAGTGCATCAAGATCAGCTTTACCAAAAAGTTCACCCTCTGGAACACAATTACAAGTTAAATCATCTGTATTGTAAGTATTGTTTGGAGCAACACGAGTAGTTCCACCACATCCATCACACATTATGTCTGATACTTTGCTTACTGTAAACTTCATTTTACTCTCCTAGCTTTTGTTTTTGGTTTGTACCAAGTATGCCTGTATCACCACCAGACAATAGATTTCCACCACCCATAGATCGTTTTTTTCTAGCCTTAGCTTTTGTCTCAGTTCTCATCTCTTGAGCATTGTTGATCTCTTTTGTTTTGGCCTGTTCACGAGCTGCTTCAGCTTTCATCTTCTCTTGCTCTTTTCGCTGTCTATCGGCCTCATCTTTCGCCTCTTCACCTGCTTCATAAGTATTATATGCACTTGCACCTGCTGCTGCTGCACCCACTACTGCTGCTACTGCTGCTGTTATCCCCATCACCTACTCCTTAATATAATATTGTTTTGGAACTTCATTTAACAATGCCTTAGTATCAAAACCACTTCTGATCCCTACTATATCCATTATTAAATGCACCCTATCTTCATCACCATTTACTACAAAATGCGGTACAGTATTATTGATCTCTACTATCTCACCTGCTGACATTCTACCCTCTTCACCATCTAATGTAAAGACACACTCACTGTTTGTTACTATAGGAATATGAACTCTATGAGCATACTTATATATCCCTGCTTCATCTATATGCTCCGCTATATCTTCACCTGCAAGTAAAGTAACGAGCATAAGAGATCTCAGTTCAACATGAGTATATCCATAGCCTATTCTTATTTTATCTATAGCATTTTCAACCTTTGGATAAAAAGTATTAAATACATTCAGATCACCAAAACCATCAACACCATCAAGGATATTATAGAGTCCTATGATGTTTCTAGTGTGCACCTGATTAGGCACTGACTCCCTGAGACTTCTCTTGCTAAAGTCCATATCAAGAGCTGCTGCAACAAGTCCTGAAAAATCTTCAACATATCCATATCTTCTAAAATTGCTTGACATCACTTAACCTTTTAGCAAGTAGTGTCTCTTTTGGAGCATAGCCAAGTCTCTCAAGAAAAGGAGCGAACTCATTTGTAAACTTTGCATGATGTGTGATCATATCAACACCAAGATCACCAAGTAGCTGCTCACTCTTACGAACTAGATTTACACCTATTCTACTCCCTCTTTTGTCACCTACAACATAAAACACATCTTCTATCGCATACAAAAAGTCTTTATAATGCAGGTTATTACTGATCACAAATGCACTGTAACCAACTATGATCCCATCTTCATCACGAGCTATTAACCACATAAACTTTCCTGCAGCATCCATCATTCTGTAAGCATCCCAATCAGGATTTAATCGCATATCTTTATCTGACTGTAACTCAACTCTATGATCTTCCAAAATAGGTGTGACTTCTTCTATGAGGGCATCTGTGATCCTCTCAACTTTGTAGCTTATTTTCATATTCCATTCCTGCTATGTATTCATTAAGTCGTTTTATCTCAGCCTGTGCTGCTTCATTCTTCTTATGCTCAGTAACAAATGCTATATACACCTGCTGCTTGCTCCATGAATTATAAAGAGTTCTCTCTTTTTTGTTCATCTTTAGATCACTCATCTCTTAAATGCCCTCCCTCCTGAAAATTTCTGGCCACTCTTTGCAAGTGCTCTGAACTTAGAGCTGCTGAGTAGTTCTTTACCACCACCCATTCCATTCACAAGGTACTCAAGAGCATTACACACATGAGAGTACTTACCTTTATCTGGCTTTTCAGCATACTTCTCTCCAGATACATTTACTCTTTTGAACTGATACCCACCATTTAATCCCTTTCGTAAGTTCTTACACCTTGATGAGATCATAAGTGCAGGCTGCCCATGTATGAGAGTGTTAAACATGGCCTTAACCGCTTCAACAACTATATCTGGTTTATTTGTAGGTACTAACTTGCAGTTGAGGCCTAGCTTGTTCCATACTTTGAGCTGAGTATGATCTGTAACTTGACCACGAGATCCTGCAGCTATATCTAACCAGATCATGTGCCTGTACTGTCCGTAATCTGCCTGCATCATACTCTTAACATACTTTCCAAACTCCATAGCACCAACATCATCAGATACGATCTCATCAAACACCACGAGTCTACCCATAGCATCCACTTGACCAAATACTACTGCTGAAGTTCTACCATTCTCACCACCACAAATAAGAGCGATACTCACATCTGGAGGCCTGATCTCTTTCTCATCAATACAATGCACACGATCATTGTACTCAGGATAAACAGGTTTACCTGTCTGAAGTGGTATGAACTTAACCTTAGCCATTACATCCACCCAATCTTGAGGCTTACCAAGCATATACTCACCATAGTATTCATCAGGTAAGTTCTCAAGGTTTTCAGCATCTGGATTAATAGATCCATCATCTAGCATAGCAGGAGGCTGCAGGAAAAGTTTATGGTTAGATGGTATGTTTTCTAAGAAGAGTTTATATACCCAATGCTCTTGATCAAAAGCATTACTATCAGCCCAAGCACATGGATGAGTAGCCTTAACACCCATAGTTGGAGATGGATAACGACCTAAACGAGATGTGACATTATACAGGGCGGCCTGTGGTAACTCTCGCAGCTCATTCAAGTAAGCATAAGTGATCTCAAGTGAAAGCAGTTTCTTCATGTCCTGCGGCTTATCTAGTGCACGAAATAGGATCTCAGCATGGACTTTGTCCTCCTCATCTTCATAGACTGCTGAGAGGTTACTCCAATTCATAACAAGATCATCACCAAACCACTCAACAAAACTCTTGATCGTAGTATCTTTAAGCTCAACTGTAGTGTTACGGATCACAACTGTGCGAGTTCTTTTCCATCCGTTCTTATCTGGCTCTTGCAGGTGGATGAGATAGTACCACTTCATGATGCTGCCAAGAGTTTTCCCTGATCCAATAGCACCGATGATGAGAGTTACAAATGTGAAGTCCTGTAAGAAGTTATTTACTGTAGGAGATGGATTATAGATCATATCATCTGGCTGCGGCTCATACATGGAGAACTCAGGTTTTGACATTAGACACTCGCATCTGTTCTCTGTTTTAAGTTCAAGATAAATTTACCTTTTACTTTGTGCTCAGTCTCAATCTTCTCAGCAGCATATAGTCCACCGATCTTGAGTATCTTATCTATAGCACTATTAGCTCCAGATGAGTCTTTCATCTCTTCCCAAGTATCATATTTATTAGATCTTCTCTGAGTACCCATACCAAACTCAGCTATATTCTTTAACCAATCTATCATCTCATCACGATCAATAGCACCACGAGCACGAGTCTCATCTCTGAGTTGTTCTATGTATTGTAGTACTTCTCTCTTATTTGCTATTCGATGAGCTTTTGCTAGTAAACTCTTACGAGTGCAGGTCTGTAGGCCAAATGCTTTAGTATAAGCAGTAGGATTATCATAACCTTTTGCTAAATACTGAGCAAAGTTTTCCTGATTAACAGTGAGTCCTGTGATAACTGATTTAGTTGATTTCATGCCCAAATGGTAACATAAAAATAATTAAAAGTAAAATGTAAGTAGTTTAAAGAGCCTTGAAGATAAGGCTCAGTGGGGATTAGTTAGTTCTAAAAGCTACAAGATCAGCAAGATCAATTTCATTACCATCATAGCTACTTAGTGAGTGGCCACGACCATCATATCTAGCATCTTTTTTCCATGACTCACTATCAAAGTAATTCTGGTATGCTTCATTTAACTCTGGTAAAATACACTCATCTATGTAACTATCTAATGACTGATCCCATGCCTCATCTGCCTCTTCTTCAGTACCTATAGCATACTCACCATTCTCAGTATTTATAACTGTTAAACCATAGTGCTCATAACTCTCAACTGTAAATCTTCCTAGTTCTTCTATAATTTCTTTAGCCTGTGTGTATGTAAAATCTTCCATAATATTATCCTTTGATTACTTTTCTAATTCTTGCAGCTTCAGCTCTATTATGAGCATCAACTGAAACTATAAACCCTGATAGAGCACCTAAAGCAAGTGGTAAAAAACCATAAGCTAAAAACAAAACAAAAAACACTATCGAAACGATGAAGCTAATAAGTTCTAAAGTTTTCATCTCTTACTCCTTAATTTATTTATACTGAAGTATATCTAATTGTCTGACAACAAGTCAAGCTTTTTGTGTAGAAGTTGTGTAAGTTGTGTGTAAGTAGTGTGTATATATAGGCTTATAGAGATAGATCATACTCTTTAAGAGCTGCAGCATCTTATCAACTGAGATACTTTTATAGATGATATTATTTTTAGATCTTAGTTCTTGCTGCTGCACCTGTAGTTCCAAGAGCATACCCCTTAGTGCATTAGTTTCCTCACCATCTTTAGCATTAAAATATGATCTGTATTTATCCATGATATTGATTTTTAGTAGGTATTTCCTGATCGTTTTTCTATCCATCTTTAAGCTTTTAGCTAATGAGCTTATACTCTCACCTGTACTGAATAGTTTTATGTGTCTACTGAACTGATCAAACTTAGATCGTGATCTCTTATAGCTTTGATGCTTTGCATTTTCTGCTCTGTTCATATCAGTAAGCTTCACTCTTCCTGCAGTACCACCATCATCATAGTATCTCTGTATGGCCTTAGCTTTGTATTGTACTTTTTTCCACTCTTTAGTGAACTGTGCACCATATTGTATTAGATCATCATACATATCTTCTATGCCTTGAGCATATAGCTTATGAGAGTAGATCCTAAGCTCATCAAAGATCACATCTTTATTTTCCATGCTGAGGCCTATATGCTTACTAATTTTCTTGTTTCTTCTTTTAAGATCATCAAAATCACATAACTTATAACTCACACCTGTTGTCTCGTGGTGAGAGTGATAAACTATCTTCATTAACTGAGAGTTCATATTTATTGTAAGAGAGTTTGCTATGTCTCGCAGGTACTCTTTTCCTGCTGCAGTAGTAAAGAAACCATCTATGTTAAATCGCATAATATTAGTTTCTCTGAAGTTGTTATTTGATGGTGGTGGTACATCTTCAAAAACAGAAGTGTCTATTTTATCATGATAGTATATTTCTATATATGCCAAATTTGTAGTTCCTTTTGTGTATTCACAAAAAGAGAGAAGAAGAGGTTAAGTAACTTATAAGTGCATTTCAAGTAAAATACACACAAGTTACACAACATAGCTTGAGACTATTTGTGTGAGGTCTTAGTCGCTTGCAGGCACTAAGACATTGAATTAGGTAACTTTATCTAATTTTAACTTAAAATAAAATCACACCTTAACTATTTTCCCTAAAACTTTTGATCCAGATCCTTTCCACATAGCATCAATCCAAATGCTCTTATATGTCGGTGCACTGCGACTTCCATAGGGTTGTCTCCTGAAGTGTCCTTTTTGCATCCATGTTTTATCACTAGATCCACGAGAACTTATATTGTTTTTTCCTGATAGTGTGTATGATGGCTGTGATAGATAAACAGTAGTAGTCACATGATCTGGAATAGATCTCTTTTTACTTCCTTTGTTTGCAACTTTATGAAGCAGCACTTTATCTGTTACTTTTTGAAACATACTTGTAAACATTATAATACTTATACATTTGTAAATAGTCTCTCTCATATCTTTACTCTCAGTTCCAAGAACACGATCTATCATCTGCTGCATATCAAAAACTGTTAAGATCGCATCTATCTCATCCTCTATGTTTTTTCCATCATCTAGCTTCATCTGGTGATAACGAGTTCCACCATCTTCAACTGTCTCAAATGTAAAAACTTTACTCTCACCATCAAAAAACACATGAACATACTCATATCCACTCCATGCAGCATTTGTAAGATCTATTGTAAATGCTTTGTATGGCATCTTCAGATCACTCACATCCATCTTCTTGATCGTTTTCTCACTCATGGACTCATTCCAATGCTCTGAGTCCTTGAGCTTTATGAGCACACAACCATTTTCCTGCACCTGTAGAAGTGTAGCGATCCTGTTTGAGTAAACACTGCACTCACTCTCAGTTCTCCCTGCACTAATAAATGTAGGCATGATCAGACTTTTAAACTCTTGAGTACCTGTAACCATCATTTTTTTCATCATGTCACGATCTGACTGTGCTCTATATATAGGGTGTTTCATGATATAAGCACCCCCACTTCCATTTTATGAGAGATGTTACACTCTAAATGATTTCGTATAAAAGTATAACTCATCTCAGTATCTTCTGAGAGCTGCAGTGCAGCATCAGCTAAATGAAACCTAGTGAGATCATCTCTACCCTGTTCTTTTAAAATTAACTTCGCCTGATACACAAGATTTTCAGTGCTTTGCTCTATAAGCTCATCAATCTCCTGTCTTGCTTTGATTAACTGTTCTAAATTAAATATTACCATCTCAAACTCCTGTGTTTTATTTCAAACAGTATATCAAGTTGTCTGACAATATGTCAAGGGTTTTGTGTAAAAGTTGTGTAAGTTGTGTGTAAGAAGCACACACTATGTAAGTATAGTGTGCTTTGTAGGGTTATCGCTGTCTGTTTCCATATCCACCATTAGCTGAGAGATCATAAGCAGGCTGAGGCTGCTGCTGATTAGTGTTATAATTGTTTTGTTGAGGCTGCTGCCCTTGCTGCTGATCTGCTTCAAAGAGTTGAAAAGATCCATCCCACCATCCACCTGTAGGAAGTGCATCTACATCTCCAAAAGTTTTCATCTGACCATCGTTTCCTGCCATCTCTACTGCAGATCCTATCTTTACCCATTTTGTTTTAGTCTGTCCAGACTGCTTATCCAAGTAAGGTTTTGCAACCATCATGTTAAATTTTTTCATCGTGTACCTTTTTGATTTTATTTTCTATCTCTTGCTGCAGCTGATCAGCTGCTTCTTCTATGCCAAAAATACTATCAGACGATATAGCATCACACCCTATATCGTGTAGTCTTTCGCTAAATCTTTTAAGATGCTTTACACACCTCTCAAGCTCCATGACACACTCTGCATACTCTTCACATACACCCATTATTTATCTCCAAGATCCTTAAATGCTGCATAGATCTTAGCAGCCTGTGATACTGTACACTTAGGATATTTCTTTACAATTATATCTAAAATTTTACTCTGATCATTTTGCTTTGCCATCATCTACCCCTTAGTAACTGCTTCAGTTATTTCACCTTCATCAAAGGCTGCTATATATCTATTAAATGCAGCTCTCTGAACATCAGATCGTTTGATCTTCAGTCCTGTAGCAGCACTTAACTCTTCAGCGATCTCTTCTAGCTTGATCTTCACTGATGCGATCACTCTCGTATCGCAGTTTACTTTACCTGTACTCATTCATAACTCCTTAGTTTATATAATATCCTGCTTGTCTAGTAATAATATCCTCAAAATTAATTGTACTAAAAGATAAATTATCGTATTCAAAACTAATATTTTTGCTTAGAATACAATTACTTAAATCAACAAATGAACTATCTCCATAATGAGCAGGTATTTTTAAAAAATATGGACTAGCAATAGATGATGATGATGATACTGAGTCAATAATGAATAATCGACATTCAACTCCAAAACAATCTAGTGCCCAAGATAGTTTCTTTATTTTTTTTGCTCTCATAGCACTTATCCTGTCTGTAACTGTTATCTCTATAAAATCAACAATCCTTAATCCTTTTTCATCCTGTAAAAAATTATATAAATTTGGAACATAATCACCTAAAATATCCAATAAATATTTAGCTTCACTTCCGAGATCACTATCGGCAATATTAATATATTTAATAAGGTTTGATTTAAACTGATACTTCTTAAATTCATATTTGTTCTTTAAGTTTATTGTAACTTCTCTTCCTAATTCACTTATCATCCTATAACTCTTATATCTTCAATCTGAAGTAGTCTCTAAATATTTTGTTCCATTTAGCTTCAATCTTCTTTCTAGCATCTTCATACCCTGATCCGACTATAGCCTCTCTAAGTAGTGCACTCTTTCTAAATGGATGCTCTATGTTTGTTGTCATTCTACAACTCCTACATCTATGATCCCTGCATCTTCAACTACTTGAGTTGCGATGTTCGTTAAACCTAAGTAAATATCACTCACATAATCTTTTGCAAACAAAGTAGCAGCACGAGCTTTGAGCATTACCTCTGGCATCACTCTCCACTTACTACCTTTTTTAGTATATAAACCCTCCTGTTTTGCTATCCAAGTTGAGTACCATGAGCCATAAACCATCTCACCATCGTTACCCATCATGTAAACTCTACAGTGCTGCTCACCCTCTTCATCTTTCATCTCATACTTTATGAGACTTGCAAACCTACCAGATCCATGTATGATCGCCCTGTAGAACTCAGCACTAAAACCAACATTACCATGCACTACATAGATGTGGTTAGCTATAGTCATCGCAGGTATGCCTGTCTTATTAGAGAGATCTATAGCAACAACTGCATTAGCTATGTTACCTCTCCAATCTCCTGAGATCACACTGCTCATAGTAAGCAGCTTTCCCATTCTCTGAGCAGCTTCAAAGCCCTCTTTACTTTCAAAAGGTGCAGTCTGTCTCATGAGCTGCATCTCCTGTGCTTTTTTTCTTAATGACATATCAAGTCCTTAACTTTAAGATAGCAAAGTATATCATGTTGTCTGACATTAATCAAGGTTTTGTGTAAAAGTTGTGTAATATGTGTGTATTGTAGTTCTTAATATTATCAGGTATAATTACACTGACAATATCAAGTTGAAGCTCTTAGGAACTTCTAGCCCTCGCAAGAGGGTTAATCTTCAAACTGATCTAAAAAGATCACTCTCTTAGCATTTTTACTATTCTCCATCTGATCACGAGTACATTCAAAAACACCATGTATTACGATCTCACCTGTTGGATGATCTATGGCAGCAGCCACTTCATCATCACTCAAACCATTAACACTTACTATATAACACTCAAGATTATCTATAGGAGTTCTTAGTACAGGATCATATTCGATCTCAAAGACTTTACACTTCATCAAAATCATCCTCAGTTAAATACTCAATAGGGAATACTGTTTTATCCCAATACATATAGATCACTCTACGAGCCTCTTCAAAAGAAACAACTCTACAGATAAACTCATCATCACATCTCATAATAAACCACTCATCAGTAGTCTCTTCTACAGTATATTTTCTCTCATTAATGTATGCTATATACTTTTTATTTATATGTTTATCAATCAAAACCCATCCTTTATTTTCTTACCCTCTATGATCATATTGTTTTTGAGTATAAACTTCTTACCTGCAAATGCAGATCTTCTCAAACTCACACCTGTATGAGGCTCAAGCTCTTTGATATATATAGATAAAATATCATCACCTGTATCTTCAAGTTCCCTGTACTCATCCGATGGTATGTGATCGCTAGTTGTAGCAGCCTGCATATCCTCTATAAGTTTCTCAGATATGTTACCATACTTTTTAAGAGGTGCAGCATAATATCCATAAATGAGTGCACAAAAATCTATCCCTATAATAGGTGATCTTGCACCATGAGCTTCAGTAGCCCTCACCCATAGTAACTTTTCAAACTCAGATGTAAATGCACCCTGCACCCTATCTCTCTTTGCTTCACCAATGATCAGCTTATGCAGTCGCTGCATCAACTTCTCAAGATGCTTACTTCTCTCATGAGGATGAAAGTTCTTTAAAAATCGCATCATAGTATGACCTGTGATCACTGCCTGTTGTCTTGATGTAAGTTTTGACTCTGGATCTTTAGTCATATCTTCATATCCAACTGAGCATTTTCACCAACATATCTTTTTATAAACTTTCTAAGTTCTTGAGCAGCACTACTCTCATTTATTTTTGAAACCTTTTTAAATCTATCCCATAGTTGAGAGTCAATATCAAAGTTTGCTTTAGTTCTATCTTCTGCCATAAAAAACCTCCTTTAAGGTTAGCCGATATTATACCATCATTTCACCCATATTACTAAATGGTTTACATAATGCTAATTCTCTATCATTGCTTTATTTTAGGGTTTTGGTATTTTTTGTTTGCTTTAAGTTTAAGCTAGAAAACTTAAACTTTCAATTTGTGGAGTTTGTGAAGTGTTGTGAAACTTAAACTTAAAGTTTTAAGTTAGTTTATTTGTGTAAGGTTATAGCCATTCTATAAACCCACCATCTTTTTTAGCTTTCTTTTTTCTCTTGTTCATCTTGCGAAAATATCTGAACATATCTATCAGCAGCCATAATAAAACCAAGATCAAGAACATGATTAAAAATAAGACTGCTGCTATGTTCATTATAACCCTCTTGCTCTTTTAATATCCATTAATAAAATTCTTATTGCTTTACTAAAATTCATTTTTTCACCTGTAGGGAAACTAGCCATGATTACTTCAGCGATTTTAATAATTTCTTTTTTATCTTTCATTGATAAATTAATATTCATTCTTATTAATTTATCGTCTTTTATGCTTGCTTCAAGATCAGCAGTATGAACACGAGTCATATCTGCAGTGCCCTTGCTTGCTGCTATCATCTCTTTCTTAGTCATTGTTTAACTCCTGTACTACTGCATCTACGAGTCTAACAACTGCAGCAGCAGGTTTTGACTCAGGAGCAAACTCACCTATACCTAAACCCATCCCATGACTATCTGAAAATATAGTGTAGTGTGGAACAGTTGGCAGCAGCTTGTAGCCCTCATCTGTTATGTACTCAAGCTCTCTCTCGATCTTAGGTCGTTTAGTCGCTGAGTGTGTGTTATTTGGTACAAACTGAACATTTAACTCAGATCCCAGATCCTTGAGTACCTTGAGCTTATCCATATAGTGAGTGTTCCCATCCATATCTTGAGTGCTCAGACTTGTAGGTACAACTATGATGTCACTGTAGATCATAGCAGCAGTAGCTATATCATCTATAAATCCACCCATATCTACTATCATGTAGTCCATTTCTTCACTCATATACTTTCCACTCTCCAGAACTGTCTCCATATCATTTGAGCTTACTATAGTTGTGATCTCTATTCTGCTAAGATCAAAAGAGTGGACTCTTCTGTTACAGAATTTAAGAGAAGTTTGTGAAGTATCATGATCTATGAGAAGTACTTTTGAGTGTGCTGCTAAAGATGCAGCTATGTTTGTGGCAATGGTACTTTTTCCAACACCACCCTTATTGTTTGCAATAACTATTATTTTTGACATATCAAATCCTTGTGTAATATTTGCACACATTATACACAAATAATACACAAATAATACACACTTTGTAAACAATTCGTGTGTAAAGTTATATTATTTAAAACTATTTCTTACGAGGAGAGTAATCAAAGTATACACTACAGTTTACATCTATACTACTAATATAATTACTTCTGCTTTTCTCATATAATTTCCTTAGTTTTTAATACCTAAACTTTTATAACTTTTGTTTCATATAGTTCAGATAATTTTTCTCTAGCAGCAGCTCTTAGAGTTACTACATCAACAGGTATAACTTTACTTGTTTCTGTAAATCTTACAACATACCAATCTGTTTCATTTAAGTATGTTCTAGCTTCCATAACTTCCAAAACTAATCTCTCCTCTGCTTCCAATAAAGCTATCTTTTTGGTATCAGGTGTACCATCTAAGTTGTAAGCTCTATATGTTCTACCATCTTTGTTGAGTTCACATTGAACCATGCCATTAACATCACAACTATTGCCATCAAACAAACTACCATTTTTATCCATAAATACTTTCATTTTGTTTCCTTTTAATTTTATTATCTTAACTCTGCCCATACTTCGGGATATGGAATACCATTAGATTCAATTTTGTATATTCCTCCAACTGGCACTATTATTGATATTGTTTCGGTATCAGCCTGTGGTTGAGCAGTCCAACCAAAACCACCTACTTTTATAGAATCAACTAAAAAGTAACCGTTTTCGGAGTCCCCATACCTACATCTTATAGATACTTGTATAGGCTTATTTGTATTGTTTGTATATGCAGTATTAAACACTCTTGCAGATAGTACATCTTGCCAAGTCTGACCATACCCAATACCTGTACTACCTGCAACTGTAGTATCTACATACTTCTTAGTAACAGCATCAAAATCAGATGCAGGTTCTTTTACTTTAAAGTTATTTGCTGAATCGCCAAACTTATTAGCTTTTGTAGCAATAGATGTAGAATTATTGTTTATAGCTGTAGTATTACTATTTATAGCTGTAACATTAGCATCAACCTCGCTCTTCTTAGCAAGGGCTATATTGTTATTTCCACCAACATCACCAACATATACTCTACTTGCATCAGAACCTTGAGCATCAAACCCAAGTTCACCCTGAGCTAAGTTGCTCTTTGTTCCATTTGTATCTTGCTTGTTTATAAAAGCCATATCATTTTCCTTTTTTTATTTTACCATTCTATTATTGCATCAGTTATCAGGTTTGCACCATTTAGAGTCTTTATTGTACCATCTTGATTAATAGCTAGCCTATTGGTTGTAGTACCACTAATATTTTTAGTCTCAAGTATTAAATTCTCATTAGCTTCATTCACATGAACAGAACCCATAAGAGAATCATCAACTCTCCTAAAATGTATAATTGTATCACTTGCTGATGGTGCAGCTCTAAGATTAATAATTCCTCTATTTCCACCACTACCATCACCTATAAAAAGCTCGCTTTTTAAGTGACCACCATTGGTGGATAAAAACTTAGCATCAGACTCATTCTTCGTATAAGCATCAACTCCTGATGGTAATGTAGCCCATATAGCCACACCACTTGCTGAGTATTTTAAGTACTGATTAGCAGCTCCACCTGTAGGAACATGAATATTTCCTGCAGTAGTAGGATGAACATATTTATTTGCACCTACTGCTACACCTGCAAGTTTAGTCTCATCTGCAGTAGGATATGTTCTTTTAGCTGTGTTCGCTGTAATTTCAGCAGCTTGAGCAGTCGTTATTCCTACCTTAGCTGTATTTAAAGCAACTGCTGTTTTTAATCCATACTTAGCATCAGACTCTGTTTTTGTATAAGCATCAAC